CTTTGATAACGGCTATGTTCCCGCTGGACAGCGACATCCTCCTTTCATCCCACAGCATGAGATTGAACACTGGGGAACTGAGAACCAGATATTGAAGCTGAAGAACGGCTCCTTGATCGGCTTCAAGTCGGCGGACTCTGGGCGCAAGAAGTACCAGGGCGCTGAGAAGGATTGGTTCCACATGGACGAGGAGCATCCATGGGATATCTATGAAGAAGCCGTTATCAGAGTGGGCGCCAGGCCTCTCCGATTTTTCTGTACTGCTACTATCCTTCCGCCTGAAGGTGCTCAGGTCTCGATTTCTTGGGTCTTCCCGAAGATCATCAATCCGTGGCTTGAAGGTCGCCTTCCCCACGCTGCCGTATTCGGTGCTTCAATCTACGATAATCCGGGCATCGATAGAGATGAAATATCTCGGCTTGAATCAATTTATCCTGAGGGCAGCACATCTCGCCGTATCAGACTCGAGGGCGAGTGGCTACCCGGCATTGGCGGCTCTAGAGCTTATACTTCTTTCACCAGAGCACTTCATGTCCGCGAGCAACCGGAAGTTTCCCCCTACCGACCCCTCGTCTGGTGCTGGGACTTCAACGTAGAACCAATGGCCACCTTGGTGGGCCAGACTGACGGTGGCATCTATCGTGTTTATAAGGAGCTGACTCTTGAAGACGCCAGCATCCCGGAGATGTGTGATTTGTTCACAGCTGCTTACCCCGAGCACAATTCTGAGATATGGATTTACGGTGACGCTACCTCAGAACGAAGAGTTAGTCAGACTGGAAAATCTGATTATTGGGTCATTCTGCAAGAGATGCGTCGGTTCCGCTTACCTGTCAAACTCAGAGTCCCGGAGGTCAACCCAAGAGTGCCTGACCGGATTAATGCAGTTAACCGACTACTCCGAGATGAGAAAGGTTTCGTTAGACTTCAAGTTGATCCTTCGTGCGTTGATCTTATATTTGACCTTGAAGGAGTCCTGCGAGACGATCGAGGTGGAATTAAGAAGATTAGGAATAGGAAAGATCCTTACTTCCGCCGAACCCACTGGTCAGATGCTCTTGGATATTGGCTAGCACATGAAGAGCCAGTCAAACCGCCGTCGGATCACGTCCAGCGACACATTAGTCTACCCCAGCCAGGATACGCCTTCCACGGCAACCACTAGTAGGTTTGCCAATGTGCCAGAGTGGAAACGCTGTCGGCATTGTGGACTGGTATTGCAATCCAACTCAGAACTCTGTATAGGTATTCATATTTCCTGCGTCCAGGAAATAAACTTGCGTAGAAGATATAGAATACCGGGGCCGAAGTATGGCGCAAGATAACATGATGAAGGGCGGACCTGGCGTTAACGATCAGCCAGTTTCGAAGGAAGACGAAGGCAACCTTATGGTTGTCAATGCCGTTATGAACTTCAAGAGCCAGGCATGGGATGCCAAACAGAGCAGGCTCTGGAAGAACCGCCGCAACATGGATGCCTACTTAGGTCGGCAGGACTGGTCTTATAAACAGGATGGTCAGAGTTCTGAGTTCATTCCAAAGACTTCCATCTCGGTGGAAGCGATGGGCAATTTCATTAAGCGAGGCCTGTTGAAATTTGGGGCATATTACTCTATTGATGTCGATCGCCAACTGGACTCAGTGATTTCCGGGGCACAGCTTCGGGTCATGTTGGACAACTTCCTTAATGACCTATGGGCCGGGAACAACCAGACCACGACATTCCCTCTCGTGATCTCTGACGCCATCAAGATGGGTCTGCTGAATAGCTTGATTATCTTGAAGGTCCACGGCGCCATGTCGCCTTACAGGCGATTTAGGTTCGTTCCCGGCTCTCGCTCCATAATCGAAGGCCAACTCCAGCAGGGCGAGGACACCCTGCAGATGGAGGAGGACAAACAATGGAAGCTGAGAATTGACCTTGTCAAACCGGAAGATTACTACTGCGACCCTACAGGAAATGGTCTCTTTGAGATCCATTCTGTGGAAAGGGACCTTCATGAGGTTCTGGAGGCCGCGGAAGACGGTTTATACGACAAGAAAGTGGTCGACCAACTGCTGGGAGTCGACTTTGCGCAACCCGAGGACGAGGCGAGGGCAGAGAAAGATAAGAACCAAGACGAGTTTACCGTTCCGTCCTTCCGAAAGCGGGTATATCTGGATGAGTTTTGGGGAACTCTGCTCAACACAGATGGCTCGGTGGCGCAGAGAAACTGCGTCTGTACGGTTGCGAATGGTAGATACCTCATCCGGCCTCCCGAGGAGAACCCTTTCTGGCACCAGGAAAGTCCCTTTGTTGTGGCTCCGATTATTAGAATCCCGTGGAGCACCCTACACAAAGCACTATTCGATGATGCAGTTTCCCTCAATCTTGCCCAGAATGAGCTCTTCAACCTCATTCTCGATGGCGGAATGGCGGCAGTTTGGGGTACGAAACAGATCAGGATTGAAGATCTTGAGGACCCCGGCCAAGTTGCAGGAGGTTTGAAGCAGGGTGTTACCCTAGCGGTCAAGCAAACCCTCCCTCATAATGCCAAAGTGGTCGAAGAATGCACCACTGGCGACGTTCCTCAGGATGCAATGGCCGTCTATGAGGCCCTTGACCGAGAATACAACCAAGCTGTGATGACAAATGAGCTAAAATTAGGCTCTATGCCGTCAAAACAGGTCAGGGCGACCGAAATTGTTGAGGTAAATCAGTCCCAGGCGATCACTCTTGACGGCCTAACAGCAGATATCGAGCGAACTATCATCGATCCTGCCCTTCGAAAGGCCTTTATGTGCGTTTTACAGAACGCGGATGAGATAGATCCCATCATGTTGACCTCTGTGACCGATAAGATGGTCGCAAACATGATCATGAGGGCCTCTCCTGAGGAGAGATTTGCCCTTTTCGGCAACAAATGTCAGTTTAGGACCTTCGGTCTCTCGGCCACCATGGCCAAGGCCCTTGATTTCCAGAAATTCATGGCCCTTATGCAAGCAGTGCAGATGAACCCGATGCTCTTCAGGGCCTTCATGATGAAGTTCAGCCCTGAAAGGGCCCTGACTACCATCATGTCTAAGCTTAACATCAATCCTGATGACCTTGAGATGTCGGCCGAAGAGCAGCAGAATGCCGCTGCCAACATGCAGCAGACAGTTGCACTAGGTCAGGCCATGAATCTTCAGGGACAAGGCGGCCAGCAGGCCAGCGCCCCCGGCGCTAACGCCGGGGGACAGCCATTAGGAGGTGGAAGTCAGGTTCCTGCCCAGATCAACCAAGGCATGAACCCCACAACTGGGCTTGTGCCTAATGCGTAACGGAGGCATAATGCCGGCACCGCAAGAGAAGAAGAAAAAGCGGACCAAAAATTTCGCCCGGAGGGCTAAGAGGAGTATCAGACGTGCCTAAGGGTCGTGGAAAAGAGACAGTCAAGGCGGTTATGGAGGAGTACAAGAGCGGAGCGCTTAAGAGCGGCTCCGGTCAGAAAGTTACTAACCGCAAACAGGCCATTGCAATCGCCCTCAGTGAGGCTCGAGCCCCCATGAAGAGGAGTAAGAAGTAATGCCAGCAAAGGATGATAAGAAGAAAAAGAAGAAGAAAAAGGGCAAAGGCAAGAAGGATAGGGGCTATGGCTACTAAGAAAGAGGCAACTGGGGTCTCCTATACATCGCCGACCCTAAACCATTCACCAGTGGAAACAGAGGACAGGCCAGCGGATGCAGCACTTTACCAATACAATACACTTTGCGAGTCGCCCAATCCCTTTGGTGGAGGCATGTCCGCAACAGAAAGCCGCATGGCAAAGATGCGTGGCCAGGTTATCGCGGACACTAGCCCAGCTAAAGACACTACAGGAGGCACCGGTCTCGGGAGAGATGAGAGGAATGTCATTAAGAAGTTCGCCACGGCCAACGTTGGTGAGAACGTGACGCCTGCGGCGACTAAACAGTCCGGCAATCCGGATCAGAAGAGGACCTACTGATGGGAGACTATCGACCAGCTAACCGAAATGCCAACGTCGAGGGTAAGATCATCTACTCCTCGGCGGGTCCTCGATCCATGACAATGGGCAAGGACACTGGCAGGGATGCCACCAACTGCATTGAGAAGCTCAGCAATGCAGGGGACATGAATGATCTCTATGGCACCTTGGACGAGGTGACGCCTGCGGCATCCTCTCACAGCCGGAACCGCGGCAA